TTTTAAAATATTTTAAGTCTACTGATATATTTTTTGGTATTATAAAAGAAACGGTAAAATATTATGAAAATGATAATGATGAAATTTATGAAAATATTTGGGATTATTTACAAGCAAAATATGTTTTAAATTTAAAACAAAAATTAAAAAAAAAAAAAAAATAAAAAAAAAAAAAAAAATCTTTGAAAAGTGAAATTTTAAATATCGTAGAAAAAATGAATCGTGGTGGTGAAGATATTAGAAATTTATTATTGAGTGTTCCTAAAACGTTGAATATGAATGATGAATTATTTGGGTTTTTACAACAATCAAACATTTACAAACCTATTTCTGAATATGAATTATTACAACGTATATATGAAGAAGTTTTTAAAAAAGCAATGGGAACATCAGAAACTGCTAAAAAAATACTTGACAAATTGAGTCAACCTGGTAATATAGATTTATTAGATGTTGAAGAACGTAAAATAGTAAGAGATATAACGGAACTTATTAGTAATGATAACGCACCTGGGTATTCACAAGTAAGAAGAGATGTAAAAACCGATAATGTTAATATTTATCGTTGTATTGATGTATGGATAACACAAAAAACTACTAGTAGACTTGAAAAACAAAATCTTTCTTTTAAACCTAATATTATTCGCAATTGTATTACTATTGATGATAATTATTTGAAAATTAAATTAAAAAACAAAAAATTATACGACAAATTAGAAAATAATATGAAAAAAGATGATGAACTTGAAGGTGTATATTTTAGAACCGAGACTACATATACAAGAGATAAAGAATATGAAAGTTTTTATATCTTTATACCAAAAAATATTGAATTTTTGATTGATTTTTTAAAATTTTTACAAATAGAAATACCAGATAAAGGAGATTTTGATGATTATTTAAGACATATATATGGTTTAATATACGAAATAGATAATTTTTTTAATGCAAAAAATTTACAAAAATTAACTCAATTACTTAGACTTAATCCTCAATTACATACACTTAATCATAAACGTTCACTATCAAAAGAAGGAGGAAATAAAACGAGAAAAAACAAAAAAACGAGAAAAACGAGAAAAACGAGAAAAAATAATAAAACAAGAAAAAATAATAAAACAAGAAAAAATAATAAAACAAGAAAAAATAAAACCTTTTATTATTTGTAAGAATGTTTTTAGAATGGGTAACCATTATAACCGTAAAAAGTTATAATTGTGAAATATCCTAAAGGTTTTCGGTGAGTTTTTACTCCACCAGAATGAAAAAAATATTTTTTTAGTAATTTTTGTCATATTTTTATTTTCGGTTGGTAATATATAATGTCATCCGTAACTCCAAATTATTCATTCAATCCAGCTTATTTAGGTGTGTCTATGGTATCTCGTGGTAAACTAGGACCATTAAAAAAACTTATGAAACCAGTATTTACAGATAATTCTATGGTTTATTACAAACAAGGTAGTTTGGCAGCAGGAGGTATTGGAACTGTTCGAAATTCTAATATGAAAGCAAAAAAAACATAGTTATGTATGGATGAGACATTCAATCATTTTTTTCGCCTAAAACCATATTTGATTCAATAAATTTACGTAAATATTCTTCGTGAAAAACCTCTTTTTTCCCTTCATGTTTTTTATAAAAAATATATTCTTCATCGCTTTTTTTAACAGTCCATCCTTTATCTAATGCATTCATAATAAAACACATTTTTTGAAAATATATTCGTTCTAATTTGACAGAAGAAGATGCAACTAATTGTTCCATAAGAATGAGAACCAACAATATACTAGAACAAATGATTATAAAAAATCATTTTTTCCGACAATACCATATAAAATTAAAATTTCATGTATAATATAACAAAAAATAAAAATGGAATCAAATTCAACTAAAAATCAAATAAAAAGACGTGATCCTGCATCTCATACTATAGATAAAAAACATTCAGAAAAATTGGAACATTTTCATCGAATAGAAAAAGAGATTATACCCAAATTAAAAGAAGAAATTGAAATTATTAAAGAAGAACTAATAAATTCAACTACAAATAAAAAAAATACTACGGAGAATCATCTAGAAAAACAGGATAAAATAAAAGTTTTGAAATCGAAAGTAAGAGATTTAAAACAAGAAAAAAGGAAATATTTTTTAGATAATTCCCTTTATATTTTCAATTACTTTGAAGAAAAAAAACAAATATCTTCTGGTGAAAAACAGAATGTGAATGTACTCAATTCTTTTTTCAAAATAAAAACGAATGTAAACGATGTTAGTATGGAAAAAATTAACAAAATTAAACAAAATGTCAACAAATATTGGAAAAACGTGGATAATGAAATTACAAATATCAAAGATTTTGTAATATCTACTGATATTTGTCAATCATGTAATCGTGGAGAGCTTATTCCTCAAGATGAAGAAGGAATTCTTATATGTAATAACTCTCAATGTGGAAAATTCATCACGTATATTGTTGATAGCTCAAAACCATCAAATAAAGAACCACCTAATGAAGTTTCATACACGGCATATATCCGTCTGAATCATTTCAAAGAGATACTCTCACAATTTCAAGCAAAAGAAACAACTCAAATTCCCGAATCTGTTATTGATGATATTCGAAATCGTATCAAAAAAGAACGTATCAAAGATTACGCACAAGAAATTAATTATGATAAAATGCGTGAAATTTTACGTAAATTGGGCTATAATAAATATTTTGAACATATTCAATATATTAATTCTATTTTTGGTATTCGACCACCTATTATGAGCGATGAACTTCACGAAACATTATGTGTTCTTTTCATAGAGATTCAAAAACCATGGGCCGTACATTGTCCAGCAAACCGTACTAATTTTTTCAATTATACATATACACTTTATCAATTATGTGTATTGTTAGATCAAACACAATATTTACCTTATATTCCTATGATGAAAGATCGTGAAAAACAATTAGAACAAGATATGATATGGAAAAAAGTATGTGCGGATTTGGATTGGTGTTATTATGCGACTGTATAAAGAACTGTCAATATTTTAAATGTTCAATGGTCTAAATTTTCATCATAGAATAAATGGATTGTTTCGATCATTTTTTCTGTTTTATTTTCTGACCAATATCTTATTTGTTCATACAATGTATTCAAACGTTTTTGCCATAATTTTTGTTTTTTTGGATTAATTACAAACAATCCTGTTTTGTTTGTATGCCATTCTGATCCTACTTTTTTTCCATCTTTCTCTATATAATTGTCAGGATTGAAACGAATAAATACGATGGGCTCGAACTGTTCTTTAAATTATTCACAAATATTAAATTTTTATTTTTATTATTTTATTATTTATATATTGATATAAAGATTAACTTATGTAGTATATTGGGGTGGGAGTAGTTTGTAAGTTCTATAATGAATACCTTTTATAACGGAATAATAATCCTGCATGCGATTAAGGAAGTGGGTCGCTGAATTCATCGTTAAAAAAAACTTACAAAATATATATTTTAATCTTACAAAAACCACGTAAGAAATTCAAAAATAATATATATTTAGCATGAAAATGCGTGTCTTCGTTCTAGGGCACTTAGAAAACAACATAAATTGATATACCTTTATGGTATTGAAATTCCTTTTGGAAACTATGAAAAATAGTATTTATGAATGTTTCTAGAACGGTTGCATTCTACCACTGAACTAAAAACGCTTTTTGAGAACCTAAACTGAAACCATAATCATAAACAAATAATCTATGTTTATAGTTCCATATTAGTTCTCAAATTATATAATCAAAAATTCTTTATATAGAAATTTATGTATAATACTTTTATATTATACATAAAAAATTGATTTAAATAATATTAATATAACTCAACAAAAAACTATACCTTATATGGAAACTAAACAACTAAAAGGATTAAACCGTAATACTATTGATAAATACTACACAAAAGATATTGTCGTTGAGTTATGTTTAAGTCTCGTAAAAAAATACATACAAATAAACACAGACGATTTAATTATTGAACCGAGTGCTGGTAATGGTTCCTTTATTAGTGGTATTAAATCATTAACAAATAATTTTAAATTTTATGATTTAGAACCTGATAATGACGAAATAATAAAACAAGATTATTTACAATATGAGTATGGTATTATTAAGGAAACTTTTAGTAAAATACACATAATAGGAAATCCTCCATTTGGTCGTCAATCTTCATTAGCGATTAAATTTATAAAAAAATCTTGTGAATTTTGTGATAGCATTTCGTTTATATTACCTAAAAGTTTCAAAAAAGATAGTTTAAAAAAAAAATTTCCAATAAATTTTCATCTTATATATGAAATTGATTTACCAGATAAATCATTTTTAGTAGATGGTGTAGAACATAATGTTCCGTGTATTTTTCAAATTTGGGAAAAGAAAAATGTAAATAGAGTTGTAAATGAAAAATTAGAACCATTAAATTTTATGTTTGTTGAAAAAACGGAAAATCCAGATATTTCATTTCGTCGTGTTGGTGTTAATGCTGGTATAATTGATGAAAAAATTTATGAAAAAAGCATTCAATCACACTATTTTATAAAATTTACAAATGAAAAATCAAGACACGAAACTATAAAGAAATTATCTACAATCACTTATGATTTTAACAATACGGTTGGTCCTAAATCCATCTCAAAACAAGAATTGATATTTAAATTCAACCCGCTATTAGAATGTTAATTATACTTTGAAGAATTCAAATGGAGCATTTTAAATCTTTATTGGTATAAAGTATGAAGTAATAATATTTTGTAAATTATTCAAATAACACAATGTATTATTTTCAAAACCATTTACAAATAATTTGTATGCTTTATTTTTTCTACTTTTAAATTGTATTTCGTTACAAACAACACATAATAACTTACTATTTTCGTTATTATGTTTATTATTCTCTATATATTTCGAACCTCTGTTAAGCTGCTGTCCTCCACCCCATAAATCTAATTGGTTCATACCAATAATAATTTTATTATTTGATTTTTCCAGAATATACCAATCTGGTATTTCAGTAGTAAAATGTCCTTCACATTTTTTTTCAAAACAAATTTCAAATCGGCTTGTGTCAATTGCTAATTTTGTGATAAATTGCTTTACTATTTGATTAAACCTATTACCTCTTATAATTCCTTTTGTTCCTGCTGGTATTAGGTGTAATAAATAGTCTTGTATTATTTTTTCTTTTGTTTCTTCGTCAATATATTTTTCCAATACATCGCTTAATTTTATTATTTCATTTTTAACAGAATTACAATGTTTATATTCACAAATTAATTTTGCGTCAGTTAATTCTTCCAACGTTTCATAACAAATTTCTTGTTTTATTCTTGCGTTAATATCTTCCATAGATAATTTATCTTCAATAACGTGTTTAACATTTTGTTCTGTCATCTTGTAATAATAAAATACTTGTTATAATAATTTTTTGGAATCAATTTTTGTTATTATATAACAATAAATGTTTTATTCTCTTCTCTAATTGATTCCATTATACAATATGGTTACATAATTTATGTATACGCAATAATATAGTAAATTTGTCAATTATCATTTTGGTGTTTCATCTTGAGATGGTAACCAGCAAAGATTGTAAATGGGACGCCCTAAATGGGACGCCCTAAATGGCATAATTTCAAATTATTACCAGTATCCGACATTTGAATTCTTCAACGGTTTAAAATATTTTTATATTATAGAAAAATAAAAAGAATGTCAATTCAATATTCGAGAACCAAGGGACATAATAGGACAAAAAAAACAAGAATATCAAAAAATAAATCAGATTATATTGTAGTAATACCAACATATAATAGATCAGACGTTCTCGAAAAAAAAACATTGATTACTCTTAAGGATGGGAATGTTCCGAAAAATAAAATATATATCTTTTTAGCAAATGAAGAAGAACGAAAGAAATATGAGACATCAATACCTAAGAATTTGTATCATAAAATGATTGTAGGTGTTCTCGGAATAACCAATCAACGTCAATTTATTTCTAAATATTTTTCTATTGGAAAAAAAATTGTTTCTTTAGATGATGATATTGAAGGTCTTTATCATCGCAAATCTGAAAAGGTTCTCCAAAAGATTACTAATTTGGATAAATTTTTTATTGAATCATTTCAACAACTTGAAAAGGAGAACTTGTATCTATGGGGAATTTATCCTGTATGTAATCCTTTCTTTATGAAACCGAATACAAGTACAAAATTAAAATTTATTATTGGTGCTCTTCATGGATATATTAATCGTCATGACAAAGACTTGGAATTATCTGGCAAAAGTGATCAGAAGGAAGATTATGAACAAAGCATTCGTTTCTTTAAAAAAGATGGTGGAGTTCTCCGTTTTAATGATGTATCTATCAAAACCAAATTTCATGCACCAGGTGGTTTAGGACGCACCCAAGAACGAATGAAAGCAAATGAAGACGCTGCAAACTATTTACAAAAAACATATCCAGATTTAGTAAGTATTTTTCATAGAAAAAATGGAATGGCTGAGATCCGTCTACGGGAATCCAAATAGGATTTGAATGAATAAAAACTTTATATAATATATAAAAATGCGTAAAACTACTACACATAAAAAAGATAAAAAAACAAAGAATCATACATCAAAGAATCAAAAACGTCAAAAACAAGATACACGCAAAAATTCCAAAAAAACACACCGAAGAACACAGAAAAAGGGTGGAATGATAAGAAATTTATTTAGAACATTAGGATTATGTAGACCAAACCCTGATGGTGTAATTGACTCAATATGTATAGTTGACGAAAATAAAATAAAACGTATTCAAGGACAAATAAAAAATTCTTCTGGTAAAGATCTAGAAGAAAGAGAAAAAGATTATGAAAATATCGCATCATTATTATCATTAGATGAATATAATGTAATAATAAAAACATGGAAATATGGTAATAATAATAAAAAAATTTTTATTAGAAAATATGTACCATTTTTAACAACAAAACTAAATAGATTATCAATTGAAAGAGAAAACATAAAATTAAGTAATTCAGTTAGACAAAAAGAAATTGTAGACAAAATAAAAGAAAGTAACAAAAAACGACAATCTTTTATATCACGACCAACTACCTCACAAGGTATTTCATTAAATAATATAAATGTTGATGTTTCAAAAAAATATTCACCAGAAAGTTTTAAAAAAGAAATTGATGAATATAAAAAACAACTTCGTGAACATGAAAAAATAGGTTTTGCTTTATCTAATAATTCAAAAAAAAATAGAAAAACACAAGAAGAACAAAATAAAGATGATGACAAAATGTATGAAGATTTTTTGAAATCAATATAATATAATTCACCAATTTTAAATATTCGAGAACTTGATTCAATGTTGTTTTTTCGTTATTTTTCGCAAAGTTTTATTATGATGTTCATAAAAACGTCGTGATTTATTTTTCGTACGAATCCAAAGATTCTTACGTAAATAGCAAACAACCGATAATCGCTTGGCATCCTTGTCAATTAATTTAATTGGTAAATTTCCATGCCATTCATGTACATCCATAAAAAGAACATCTCCTGTACGTACATCAACACCCAATCCATATTGAGGAAAACAAGTCTCACCACCAGTATAACGTCCTTTTTCAATAACTACCAAATTACCAAACCCTTCATCATCATCACCTTTATCAGTATGTACAGTTGTCCGAAAATTCACATTTGTAGTAACAGTAGTAAAACTAGTTCCTTCAATTTTGAAATGAGTTTGTGAAGCTTTTTCCATTTGACGTTTGTAATGATCGGGAGTATATTTTTTATATAAGTGATCAACATCTTGTATCAAAGGTAATAATTTCGCATATTTTTCAGGATATTCCGTATTGAATCGACATTTACGTACTTCCAAAGGTGCTTTAATACAAGCATTCTTGAACGATTTTTTATAATTTGCTGGAAAACGGTCGAAATATCCAAAAATATTTGTCATAATTTTAGGATTTTCATATATATTCTTTTTTTTAGAACCTGTAGCACTACCACGGTTAGATGTAGTATTCATGGCAAATTTGATAATATTATCATAAAAATCGTCAATATGCTTTTTAGAAAAAACACCTTTTCTGAAACGCAATAAAAGTTTTCCATCATCAGTAAAAACGTCCAAATCATTATTTACTATAGTATCAATCATATTGGATTTTACAAAAGTATTGGCAATTTTATTTTGCATTTCAACATCAGTAAATTTTTTAGATACAGTTATTGTTTTTACTTTATTTCCACCATTATCTGAAGACATAATATACAAATAACAAATTACTTATATATTACTGTAATAAAATATCAAAATCATCGATAAAAATTAACAAGTATTAATATTATTAATACCATTCCATAAAATTCCATGAGTATTTGCCCATTTCATTTTCTCACAATTAGTAATATCGGAAAAATCAATTGTATTATTGATGACATTATATTTATTAGAAGAAGTTGTTAAAGTTAAATATTCAGGAATTCCTTTGGATTTATTAGCATTATCAAATATAGAACCTGACCCAACATTGATAGGAAAAACACCATCTATTCGAGGTTCTAGACCCGTAGGAATTTGACATTTTCCATCAGATTCTTCAATCCAATAATTTGGACAATTATTTGCTTTGGGTGGAAAATCGGCAGTGTTATTATTCTTATACATCAATAAACCAACAACAATAAAAATAATAATTAATAAAAACAAAGCAATACCTAATACAATTAATTTAAAACTATTCATAACTTATTTTTTAAAAATATAATATATAGTATAAAAATAAAATATAACTGGCAATATATAAAGAATGTATTCTAGTTATAATTTTAAAAGTAGTTTATCACCAGACATAATTAATAACCCAAACAAAATAATAGATTTAGAAAAATACAATGGACGAGTAAATATTATTGAACCTCCTTCAAAAGCAATATTATTTAATATGGCTGAAAAGATTGATTTAAAAAATAAACCAGTAGATTATCGCGAAGCACTTACTGGAACATGGGAACACAATCCATTAGAAAAAGCATTTTTTTCATCAGAAAATATTGGAATATTACAAAATGCTATGAAAGGAAATGTATATCGTCTTTCTGGAAATAGATATGTATTGCCTAATCAAAATATTGATCATTTGAAGATTGTGATGCGTGGAATGTATTTACAATATGCTGAACATTATATTGAAAATATTCGAGGGCAAATAGAACGCCTAAATAAATTAGTTTTAGATTATATTGTACCAAATTTATACAATGAAGCAATTGCTTATGAAAAATACTGTCGTGATCAAAGTACTTTAGTTACACCTTTACCATTGCCATTACAACACAATCGTGAATACAAACAATTAGAATTAAAACCATGGACATAAAAATAATTGTATTGATTTTATTATAAAAATAATCTTCTATGATAAAATATAAAATATACAAAAAGTGGGGTTCGAACCCACGCAAATTTAAAGAACAGTTCGAGCCTTAGACCACTCGGACACTCGGATACTTTTGCTATGGATTTTACAACATATTATCAAAATAATTTTTATAGAAACAATTGTTTTTGAGTTACTAATTCTTGTGCAATCATTCCCAAAACGCCGATCATAGCCAATCTACCATTGTTGAGTTCTTTGTCCATTGAAACTTGTGTTTGAAGATCATTGGGATTCCATAAGGCAAAACCGAAATCACCAGGTTGATAATCTTCTTTCAATCGAAATGGTTTTTTTGTTGGATCTTCCCAACCACGAAACATAGAAGAAAATTCTCCAACAAACATAAGACTAACGAATCCAATTTGTAATTCATTGGATAAATTTTGAAATTGATTTATTGCCAATTCATCAGTAAATTGCTCAAGTGTAGGCAAAATAACCGCGGCTAACATAGCTAATCGTCCATGCTTCAATTCTGCTTCTCTCAAGAAAGAAGGTTGTATACCTTTTCCAAAAACATCGAAATCAAAAAATGGGACATCATTGAGTGGGGGTGTAGCGGGTCGGATAAGTGGCACAACTTTTACAGGTGTGACATTATTGACAACGTTCTTTTTCAAACCAGAAACAGCACTAATCAAGAAAGCAAAAAAAGAAAATCCACGCATAGTAATATAAACTATTAACATATTTATCTTTATATTTTTTTATAATTATTTTATATTTTACACTGTTGAATGTTACAAGAACGGATATTTTGAATTTAGCAACGGTTAAACACCACGAAAACGAACGACAGTAGGAGCATCACCAAAAGTATATTCCGTTTTGTTAATACCGACTTCACGTTGAAATAATACATTATCATTTATTTCCATAATATCATATTTCAATCTACGTAAGTTCTCGATTTCAGGAATCAATTCACGAACATGTATTTCCATAGCCGATTTTAATAATCCTGTAACACCACCATAAGATGCATTGGCCAATAAATTACCAGATTTTTTATATTCGTCAATAATTTCATGAATTTGCGCCTGAATTTCTTGGATTTTCATTTTTTTCTCTTTCAAAAGATCTTGACGTTTGGTACTATAAAACGTTTCTTGATGGCGATCAAAAAATTCATGAAATAGTTCACTAGTTTCTTTATAAGTTTGTAATATTTTTTTGAAATCACGAACAGCCGTTTCTTCTGAAATGTAATTGAATAAACTGTCCATTTTTTGACGGATAATTCCATCTTTCTCTTTTTCAATTTGTTCTCTAAACAAATATAAAAATTGTTCGTTTGGAGAAAATTGTCCACGTAATAATTTTATATCCAAAGAACAAGGTTGTGAAATATCACCACAATACGCATAATATCCATTTGAATCTGTATTAAATGTTGTTCCAACTTCACGTTTACAATGAACACATTTACCACGAATACGTTTTGCACGTAAACTTCCATTTTTCCTACTTTTCGATTTTTTAAATGCTACTCGACGCCGTTTCAATAAATCGTTTTCATAATCGCGTTTTAAACGAAAATACGTTTTCAAAGCATCATGATATGATATATTACGTTTTACAACATTAGCACGTTCCATTTTATCGTATCGTTCTCTAAATTCGTCTTCATGCTCCCAATCTACATAATCATAATTTGTAATTTCAGTAGTCAATGGATTATTTTCAAAAACAAATTCATGAATTGTTTCAGGAAGATTATCAATAGACAAAAGCGGATTTTCAGAGCAATGAAGAACACGTAAATGAATTAAATTACTGAGATCTAATTGATGAAGCTGATTACGAGTACAATATAATCTTGTCAATGATTTCGGTAAATTTTGTATTTCTTCCAAATGATTGTTTTCACAATGAAGTTCTTCTAATTGAGGAAAAGTAGAACAATCTAAAGTAGATAAAAAATTGTCATCGATGTCCAAATATATAAGAGAACCCGGAAGCTGATCTAAACTTACCAATAAATTACCTTTACATACTAATTTTGTAATACCTACCTGAAGATGTTTGATCGAAGTAATTTTACCTTCACCAAAAGAAATATGTCTCAAACGTGGAAATTTTTTAGAAAGTAGAGATAAATCGAGATCACCAAACAAAGGTGTTTGAATATTCAAATCAACTATGTCTTTTTTAAGACCAAATACAATATCTTCCAAAGTAGTTTGTGCAATATTATTATCCTTACGAATAGATTCACGTTCTTCCTGAATTATATCAGACATTTCTAATGACTACTTATTTCGTATACACATTCTATATATTTTTTTTGTATATAACATTGCGCATTCCATTACGTATTCACTATTATGTATTATATCAATCTAAAAGTCTAAACCGTCGATGATTTGTAATGGGTGTCATTACAAATCTTCAAGAATCTAAACCCACATCAGGATTATATGTAAATGGAAGATCTGTTATCATACTACTTTGACGTTTTTGATCCATTTGATAATTACGAATTTTAGATAAAATATAATTTTGTTCTCGGAGCATTTTTTGATCACGTTCCCATTGTGGTATATCACGCTTTTTCCAGCGAAAATAAAGAATTATTCCAAAGACAAAACAAAAAATTGAAAAAATACCAATATTAAAAACCCAAGAATAAATATTAGATTTATACTCATGACATCTATGAAGATTATCATAAAGATAATTTCGAACACTAGATTCTATTAATTTCGGATATTCCATATAGAATAATAATATGTAAAAAAAATGTTATTATAGCGAAAATACAATCTTAGTTGTATGTATAGAAATAAATATTTTGTAATGAATAATAAATCTGAATCTCAATCTGAATCTCAATCTGAATCTCAATCTGAATCTCAATCTGAATCTCAATCTGAATCTTATACAAAATTTCCAAACCCATTTGAATTATTTGAACCTCCTCAATTACGTGAAGGTATAAATGAAATTACAGTAAAAAATACACCTGACGCAAAAAATAAAAATATTTCATTTTCAACATTAATGACAGGAATATTTTTTTTATTAACATTTTTGTTAGCAATTGTATATTATTTTAATTCGTCTATATTTTTAATTGATGATTTGATGAATACCCATTATACTATGGATACTTTTTGGAATTTATTCAAAGGAAGAATTGTTTCAGGAAAAATAGCAATATATTTAATAACATGGATGTTTGTATTTGCTATTAATATTTTAATTTTTGATATAATGTTCAATAATCATGATATATTAAACATTTTTTATATAACAACCATGTTTTTTTGGACCATTGTGGGAAGTACTTTTTTAATAATAGGAAATATTCCTAGTTTAGTAGAAGTTTTTGAAAATACAATTGGTTATAAATTTATCTCATTACCAATACCCGGTTTATTTAATTTAAAAAATACAATGGAATGTATAAAAAATAAATGTTATAATGATAATAAAGATTATGAAATTTCCAATGATTTTTTATTAACAACCTTTGATATTCCTAGTTTTCATGATCATTTTAATTCTATTTTAAAAAAACCCAATAATGAATCTAATTCAAATAATAATAATAATACCGATAATGAATCTAATTTTTACATTGACATAGTTGATGAAATTGAGATAAAAGAAAAACGTAAAGAATTATTGAAATTAGTATTAACAAAAAATACAATTGGTCATTATTGTTGGACACTATTGGCATCATTTGTGAGTATAATGTTAACAATTAATTCAATTATTTCTACATAGAAAGATATACAAGAACCGATAAATAAGATAAAATAGCTAAAATAATAATAATAATCCAAATAGGCAAAACTGTCTTATCTGAATACCCTACGCCAAATGGACGAAATCCACCATCTAAATTATAAACAATGGAAGGTTTTATCCAATGAATAATAAAAAAAAATACCAAAAATATACCAATAGCAATATTTATTTTTTGTTGATATATAAAATGTTTAGAAAGCATACCTTATACCTTGATTATAATATAATATGACTTATTATTTTTAATTGAATTATCTACTAAGAATCGAGAACCATAATGACTATTTACATATTTGATTTATCATTTTTTTCCGTGCGGTTGTCCTGTAGTTTGTCCAGATGCATTAATAGTAGTACTTTCAGGTAAAGGTTTTGAAGTAAGAAATAAACCATTACCAGTGCTTTTCCAATCACCACCAGGAGGTTTAATTAGAACATTCATTTCAAATCCACCACCTTGTTCACCAAATATTATAGTGATTGGGTAACTCTCACCATTATATAAATATTTTTTAGAATATCTTGATTGCATTCCATGTTTACCACCATTATCAAGAGTTACATTGGATAATGATAATGATCCAAAAGGAATATCTACCCAAATATAAGAACAATCATCAGAATTTGTAAAAAATTCCCAAAAACCACTAACATTTGGTTTTAAATAACCTTGTATTAATATTGAAAAACGGTAATCTGGTTTTTTTATATCACCTATAACATAACTATTAGTTATATTCTCTAAATTAGAAATATTATCGGTAATCCCCTTATAAGTAACCTGATTTTTTTGTGCCCAATCAATCCAATTTTTAACCCCATAATTCCAATTTTCATTATCTTCACAATAACCATCACCGTTTATATTACCAAAATACCACCATTTTAATCCATTTTGTTGCATTTCGTCGTAACCTTCATACAAAGTAATAGTATTACTATTAATGTTAATATAATTATTATCATAATACAAATATAAATTGAATAATAATACAAATATAATTATTAAAATTAATATAAAATGAACAGAATCCATTATGATAACTATATTATATATTTACCATATAAAATACAAAAGCGAATTGTATTATTTTTAGAACGGTATAAACCGTCGAAAAAATAATACAGGAAACCTTTTCAGAATGTGATTACAAATCTTCAACGGTATAAACTACCAATAACTAAACATTGTATATAACATTAAAGCGATTCCAATAGATAAATTCGTAACACTAATTGCTTGAAAATTTGTTTGTGTTGATATATCTAAATATCTTATATTTGAATTTGAATGTTTATCTGTAATTTCCATGATTTTTTCTGAAAAATATTTATTTTTACAAAGTTCGCGTTGATAACAAAATTTTCCACTATCGTCATTTGTAACTGGCTTTTTACTACATATTGTATCTTGTGTTGAATCTGTTATTTTCCAATGAAGATTTGTTGTACAATCATTCGGCATAATTTCAGGATTTACAGTTTTATAAAAAAAATCATTTGGATTATATCCAATGATGTAATCTGATGCATCATTCGTTGTAATTGTCTGATCGTAAGATAGTGTTTTTTTACCTATAATCAAATTTGAATCAAATAAATTATTCATTAAATTTGAACCTAGTGTATTAGTTGACATTATACTATATATATATCACAAAAAAACATACTAAACCGTCAAATAATTAAACCGTCAAATAAAATATTTGAAAATTATCAAAAATATGAATTATATACAAACACGATAGTAAACAGTATCTAATGCGGTAATACTATCACGTTGAATTTTGACTACTTGTCCAGGACGTAATGAAAGAGCCAAAGCTTGAGCATCAAAACGATCAATTTCAGGCAATTGATTCACCGTTTTCATATTGAAATTCATTAATAAATCGTTTGTTTCTTTCTGAGTTAAAATCGTCATTTTGGGAACCAATTCATGTTCCAGCATGTTGAATTGAAGTCTTGTTATGTTATGAATGACTACAAAAATACCATCATGATTATAAAGATATTCCATTTTTGCCACAATTGTATCATTGGGTTCATCTTCAGTAATAATAATCAATGTATCATTTTTAGTAAGTACATTATCTACAAAATACAAATCTTCAATAATATTTTCTAAATTTTGTGGACGAATTTGTTTAGCGGTTAAATAATATTTAATGTATGTTTTCGTGCCATTTGTTTTATGATTTACTAACATATCTAATTGATCATTTGTAAACATAGCATCAATTTCATTTATACTAAAGTTTTCATAACCTGTAATATAATAATCTTGATGAACATTTAAAATATCCAAAATAATCTTTCGCGAATTATAAATCTTGAGAATTTTATTGTTCGAAGACATAATGATAATGATATATTCGTATAAAGTTTAAATTGATTTTATATTCAATTTTTATTGTAAAAATATAGATAAGAATATAGATATAAATATAAAAATATGAAATATATGTATAATGTCAAATTTATCAAAAAGTGTTGGTTTTATTAATTTACCTATATGTAGAGCATTAGGAGTATTGAATGTTGTATCATATACACTTAGTCATCCAAACTTTAAAATTACTTCTGTTGAAGAAAGATTTATAGAAAATATCATCAAAGAAACCCCTGAAATATTCGATAATATTGACATAGCTTTACAAGAAATTATAAAAGATGATAAAATCAATTATCATGATGTTCCACAAATTGTATTGATGATGTCACGGATTATAAAAAACATTAAATCCGAAAAAATAGTTGATTTGATTATGGTTATTCAAATAATATTGGATATTATTTTAGAATCTGGATTATTACCTATTACAGAATTAGAAATAGATACTTTCAGACGTGTTATCGATTCATCATTAGGTCTTTTAGAAATAAATCTATCATCACCTACCACCACTACAAGTATATGGGATTGTTGTTTATCTAGATAGATATTTTATTCCATTTTTTTTATTGAAAAATCACCAGATGACATAATTGTATTTGGATTTAAAACTTCAATAGGTAACTCCACTTTTTTATGAGTGGATTTACCTGTTTTCACATAAACTTCTTCCAATGGTTCGATGATAGAATCCATTGGTAATCCCATAGTATTTGTTTTGGTTGGAAGTGTAGTATCCACATCAATTGTTCCAGCATTATCACGACCAACAACATTAATAACTGGTGCAAAATGAATACCGTGTTTATGATTGGATAAATTTTCCAAAACTTCAGGATTTGGATTTGGTGTTGGTGTAAATGGTATCCAATGTCCTTCAGCATCTTGTAGATATTCATATTCAATGGATTGTGGATATTCTGGAAAAGTGGGAATCGATGCTAAAATGGCATCTTGTGGAATTTCCGAAGGACGATAAATTTCATTTGGACGAACAACTTTAATCTCTTCTTCAGTAAATTGTAAATCATCTATTAACATAGGATCTATATTTTGATTTACTGTATTCGGCATAGAACGAATGGTTACAAAGTGAGGACTAATTTCCAAAATCTCCCAAAGGGTTAATACTGGGCCCGTATTTTTCTCGGTAATACCACGATAATGAACATATTCTCCTTTTTCAAATGAATGCATTTTGGGTTCATTATTATCTCCATTTTCTTCAATTTCTTCAATTTCTTCAACATCTAAAATAGGACGAATATTTTTTTTATTATTTTTCACATTTTTACCACCTTCAATAATACGCCATTCGGAAGATTCGGTTGGGGGTTCTAAAGGTGAATATGGTTCATTATTTTCTAAAATATTGAAAATATCTGTAGACTTTTTAACTTGATTACGTTTTGTATCTGTATATTTTTTACCATAAACTTCCAAATCATTATATTCTTTTGAAACGGGTAATCCCATCAAATTATGGATATTATGTGAGAACATCATATTTTCAAATTGAGGCAAATTGTCTTCTGTAATAATACGCATCTGAACATTGATTGTCTGTAATTCTTGAATCAATAATTTCATAGAATAAGGCACAGAAACCACACTGAAACTACGACCATATTTCGTAACATTTTCAATATGTATTTCCTTACCATCTAAAGATCCTACATATTTGATAGGACCATCTGCCATAGGACTCATGAAAAGATTTTTAGCAGGATTACAAATAGCCAACATTCCCGTATTATTACAAATCGCAATATGATATTTATCACCACGTTCCATCATAGATTCTGTCAAAAAATTGCTGATACCATGAGCAATAACGGAATCACGTTCCATTTCACCAATTCTCAAACCTCCATCATTTGCACGTCCACTAACTGGTTGTTTAGTTAATGCAGTACGGGGTCCGAGAGCACGATAATTAATTTTGTCTTTTACCATATGTTTCAAACGCATATAATAAGTCGGTCCAAAAAATATTTCGGCTTCCAATTGTTCACCTGTCATACCATTATACAAAATCTCATTTCCACTAGAATGATAATTCATCTGACTTAATATATCACCAAAAACACGAACCTTGGATCCTTTGTTTACAAAAGCCGTTCCATCACCAAATCCACCTACAGAAAGACATGCTTTACCAATCAAACATTCGATCAAGTGTCCAATTGTCATACGAGAGGGTAACGCATGAGGATTAATAATCATATCTGGGCATATTCCGTCTTTATTGAAAGGCATGTCACGTTCGGGAATAATTAGCCCGACCGTTCCTTTTTGTCCAGAACGGGAATTTCCTATAAGCATAGATGGAGCCAAAAAATTCTCTCGCATATAATATAAATTTGATGAAGCCATTTCAATACAATACACTTTACCACAATATTTCATGAGTTTTTCTTCATTTGATTCGTTCTTTTTCTTGTTGATATAGGGTTCATTTTGTTTTCGAATAATACTTATTTTGTAATATGTATGTTTTTGTGTAATTGTTGAGGATTTTCCTTTGTTATAACCCATGGTTCCCGTACATTGACGTTCAATACCATCGGGTTCTGACGCAATTTTAATTACACCCGACCAACCACAATGAACTGCCAATCTAGAAATATCGTTGGCCAAATTCACACTGATCGTTCCGTAACGACTGAATCCATCCTTGTAGGTATGTCCATCACCTTCCATGAGTGCCTCCATCAAAATAATACTCTGTCGTTGCGATAATTCCCACACATAATCGGGTAACACTTTGTTTGCTGCGCCCAAACTATATTTCTGTAATTCTTCATATATTTCTGGGTGTTCACCCTTGTTCAACGCAAAATACCCTTGAAATGAATCATGTTTGAATTTCAACCCCAATTTGGTTAAAATATGTGTATTAAAATCTACCTTACGTTGTTTGTGAGACGACAATATAGTTCCTCTGTTGTTAACACTACCATCACTAATAAACATGCCTAACAATTGTAACCAATCGTCCATTTTATACCGTTTTGTAGAGAGGTCCATCCATTCTACATCTGGTTGTATGTTTTTCATCGATTTTTGAAATCTAACCATTTTACCCATAACATCTCGTGCCTCGATCAATTCATATGTTTTACCGCATCGTTTCTTAACAAATAATTTATGATTCAATGTACATACTACATGAACCTGTTTGTTTTTTACGTAGTACATTTCGCCATCATGATCATATATAAATTTATTGACGGGGTGTTCGTAACACATATGACCATTAACATCCAAAGTTGCTACTTTATGTATAGAAATATCAATGTCTATCATATTAATCCAACCATATTGTGTTAATACCTGTTGTGACGGGAGGGCGCATGCAAATTTATCACCCAAATTGGGAATACGCACTTCACGAATACGCACCTTTGCAATACGTTCCCCCTCTTCCCCTTCTGTAATAAAGGTTTTGTCTACAATTCCCAATTGTCCTTTTTTAGTCGTTTTTGAACCATCTATTTTTTTAGAAGAACCAGAAGTAGTCGTAGTCAATCCTACCAATACAGTTTTGTCATCAATTTCGATGCCTTCACGTACAATACCATATTTGTCTAATTTACTATAATCGTATCCGGGTTTGGTACCAACCACTTCATTTTCATTCTCAATATTTGTAAATTTCAAATCGGTTGTTATATGTGCATGTTTACTGGTTTCTTCATGAGCCTGATATGTTGTAAAATAAGTAGTATGAAAAAGACCACGTTTAAGTGAACCTTCGTTGATGAGAACGGCATCTTCGACATTATATCCAGTAAAACACATTATAGCAACCATGGCATTTACACCATATGTATTTTCTTCATGATTGATGTGTTCCAAATAACGTGTTTTTACCAAAGGTATTTGTCCAGAATTCAAAATAACAGCGGTTTTATCCATACGTACTTGATAATTGGTATGGTATAATGATACAGCTTGTTTACTTTGACCACATGAGAAAGCATTACGAGTAGGAGGATTATTTTCAGGAAAGACAATCAAATTACACATATTACCAAAAATCAAAGATTCATGAATTTCCATATGGGTATAATTTTTCATAGAATGCTGTTCGTATTCTTCGGCATTCAAACATATGAGCGCATTTTCACTCTCACTACAATCGATGTAATCAATCATTGCTTTACGCACAATAAAACGTTCCAATTTTTGAGGATTTGTCTCTTTTTCGACACCTTCATACAATTCAAACATTTCATATATTCGACTTGTTGAAGGATCGAAACCAATATCATGACGTTTTTTGTTAAATCCTGTTATAAAATCATTCCAATGTATTTTGTTATCTTGATTTGATAATAAATCCAAAATATATTTTTGATCAAATGACATTTTTTTGGTATCATCATCATAATAGAAAATAGGACGTGAAACTCTACCTGAATCCGTATAAATTTGTATAGTATTCGTTTTAATCTCGAAAGTAACACTCATAAAAATAGGCAAAAGTGCATTACGACGAAAGAGTTTGATTTTTTTAACACAATCGAGGGGATCCAATATAGAACCTGCCCAAAATCCATTGATGATGATTTTGGTCATAAATGACAACATTTTCGGAGAACATTCTTCGATATATTTCATACTGATTTTTTCACGCATCCATTGTATCAATGGTTCACGTATACCTTTGCCACCACGAGTAACTTGAGTCATAATAGCCAAAGATTTATGAAGACCAATATTACCACCATCAGGTGTATCGATAGGATCAATATATCCCCATTGAGAACAATGTAGTTTACGTGGTTCAACCAATTTAGACCCTGAATCCATCGGAAGATTCGTTTTACGTAAATGACTCAAATAAGTATTAAAAGATAAACGATTCAGATCTTGAACAATACCTACACGTTTTGTATGTGTTTGCGCACCCCAATTTCCCTTGAATGCTTTGTTGAATCCGTTTTCTACAATACGATTTTTAAGAATTTCTTCATGAAATGTTTGTATCAAAAGAGGAAGATCATTCGCATATAAAATTTCACTATAAATAATACGTGTTTCTAATTCAACTTGAATATGTTTTAATTGAATGTTATAATATTCGCGAAAAAGATCATACATAAGTGACCCAACGAGTTCCAAACGCTTGTATTTGAAATTATCACGATCTGTTGGAAGTTCGAGACCAGTATAAACGGACAAAAGTCGGAAAACCATATAACCCAAATAAAATGCCTTTTCGGTATAATTGACTTCTCCAATATGGGGTAAAAAATAATCGGCCAAAATTTCTAGCGCATGTTCTGTACGCATACCTTTTGTTAAACTCGCAATATATTCAATAGCTAATGTTTGTGTAATAAAAGATCCTGTGTCATGAACAGAAGGAATAAAAAGATCGATCATATGTTCGTATTTATCCATATCAAGAAGACACATTTCAATGATTTTACGATCAGTTAAAATACCTAATGCACGAAATAGGATAAAAAGGGGCACGGGTTTACGCACATTGGGAATATTGACAACAATATTCAAATTTGTGAATTTCGTGCTAGGTGCAAGTATTTGAACAGATAAATTACGAATCGGTTTCGCAACATTTTCCGAAACAGATCGAATTTCAGCTGAATACAAAAAATCGGTAGCAGCCACTAAATTACCATCATCATCTTTAGTTTCTTTTCCTTCACGAATCCATAACATATTATCGGCAAATTTTTCTTGTGTGACCACGGTTTTTTCTAATCCTTGAATGATAAAATATCCACCTATATCATTACGACATTCACCCATAGTATGACATATTTCTTTTGGTAAACCTTTCAATACACAAAAATCGGAATGTAACATAATGGGAAATTTACCTAGATAGATATTTGAAAGAGTAATGGTACGCCGTTGAGTGTTATTACCCATCATGGATTTTTCTGTAGCTTCACGTAATGCTGCGGCAATAGAAGGTGTCATTTGAAATGGTTTTACACTACGTTTATCACGAGTTATTCTTTTGCGATTGTCTTGACGAACCGTTTTTTTAGGACCACCACCTTCGAATTCGTTATCCGTCGATTCACCACCATTTACTTTTGATTTATTTTTGAAATTGTGAAAAGGTTTTACAGTTTGACGACTATAGTCATCATGATTTTCGTTAATTTCATCTAATACATTGAAAGAACCACCATTGTTACCAATAACATCATCACCAATAATATTGGGTAATTCATTTGCTGCTAAAACATCGATAAATTCAACATCAATATCATAATGTATTGTCATAGCATATGTCATATTACGTAATCGAGCTTCATTAGGAAACATATAATGAGAACGTGATTCATCATAAATAACGGGCTTACCAAAATAAATTTTAGTGCCATCTTTGCCTCCCAAATAAAGATTACATTTGTGTTTATAATCATTTGTCATTGGATCCAAAACAGTAGAAAGAGAAATTGGATTTTTTTCTTTAAAAATTTGAAAAATGTCTTTTTTAAAAAAATCATTATACGATTCCAAATGATGACTAACTAAACTCTTTGGATTATCTTCAAAATATGTATGTATAATTTTCCATATAGCACTTGAATCCATATCTATATAGTATTTAGATAGAATATTATATATTTCCAAACAATTCTTTTACATGGTTTTGAGAAGATTTACTATACATAATAACTTTTTTTCTGGCGTTACATTATATTAAATGTTTAATAATTTTATGAATACAGTATACGGTCCTTTGGACAAGATATATTGCTTATGGTTTTATTATTTATCCATATTTGGTTTTGTTTTATTTTGTTTTGCGTTTTTTATCTTTTTGTATATGGCTGTCACAAAACGTCGATCTAGTTCATTTTACTTCCAAATGTTTATGGTATGTTTAGGCTATTTTGTGTTTTATTTCCAAAATCGTTTGTTACATTCTATGTGTATTGGTGTAATGAAGAATTAAACAGTTCGAGACTTCAAATGTCAGATATAAGTAACGATTTAGAGCAACGCCATAATGGAATGTCGATCATGTGCAATGCCGTTTTTTCACGACGTCCCATTACAAATCTTCAATGGTATAAATGTATTGGATAAGATATAATGATTTGATATTTACTTTATCAAACTTTAGAACGAATAATGAAATATTTAGTAAATTATTGATTTAGAATATTTAGTATTTTACTATAAAAGCTTGAAGAATCAATTGATACATTTATGTTTATCAAACGTTAATAATTTGTAATCATACTTTCAGATTATCCCATTAAAAATCTACAACAGTATAAAATAATGAATATTTATTATTTATTATTTTAAAATGAGATATTTAGAAAGAATTATCATGATTTTTATAACAAATGCGTAACTTTTCAAATGGTTCAGTTTGACTATCGAGAATATTTATTGATAAATTTTTGAATAAAATATTTGTTTAATATATAAAAATATATATGTCTGACATAAAGGATTTAATTGAAAATGCGTATTATCTTTATAAACCAGTTTCTGCTTTTAATTGTAAAATAAATATAGGTAAATTAACAGGAATAACAGAAAATGAATTAATATTTATTGGAGAAAATAAAGATGATAATAATGACTTTGAATTTAGTTCATTAACTCTTAAGATTCCTACAGACCCAACAAAACTAACTACTCGTCTAGATCTGAACCCGACATATAATGTCAAAAATGAAAAAGCTGCAGCTGCAGCTGCAGCTGCAAAAACAGCAAACACCTCAAATAGAGTCGAAACAGATGAAGAAGATTCCGATTCCATAAGCCCTGGTGCCCCTAGTAATACCCCTAGTGATACCCCTAGTGATTCCACTTATGGTTCCCCTAGTGATACCCCTACTGGTAGCAATAAAGAGGTAGGTGGTAAAAGACGTTCACGTTCAGCGATATCCGCTTTTTCCAAACAATTTCAACTTCCTATGTATTCTAACAAAAAATCCAAAAGACGCGGTTCTGGAAACCGCAAAAAGAGAAATAGTCGCAAAAATCGTAAATAAATATTTTTTATATTTTTTTCATTTATATCGTTTAATAATTATACGGTATAAATAAACTCATTGTTTAATATATATAATAAATTAAACAATGACTTTAGATGCAGATGCACAACTAGAAACACAACTAGAAACAATAACAGAAAAAGATATAGACTATGGTAATGTTTATAAAAGTAAAGATACTTTTCAACATGAAAATGAAATGTTGAGTAATAAAGAAATAAATAAAAATCCAATGTCGAGTAATAAACAAAAAAATGAAAATACAATGCCGAGTAATAAAGAAAAAAATGAAATTAAAATATTGGGTAATGAACAAAAAAATGAAACTTTATATTATTATAAAACAAAAAAAGGATGTTTTTTTCCTATAGGTTATTTAAAGAGCGAGAAAACGAGCAACGGAAATTCAAAATATATTTTTATAAAAAGCGATAAAACCCCCCAAAATGAATTTTCACAATTAACTTTATCATTTGAAAATGAAAAAGATTTTCACAAACATATATTTACAGATGATGAAATGAAATTAGAATTAGCAAAATCACAATTAAAAAAAACAGCTGGAAAAAAAACATTACGTAAACGAAAAAATAAAAAAAAACCGCGAAGAAAAAGAAATACTCGTAAAACTTATTAATAAAGAATATAATATTGTGTATTTTATATATTCAAGTGTGTAAATATGGGGTTTGATCGCCCCGTAGACTATCCAAGCATAGACCTAAAATATGATAGAAAAATAAAAAAATTTAATGTCGTGGATATAATAGGTTTAACAAACAAATATTTTCGACATGAAATATATGATCTTCCAGATCATAGTAATTATAAAAGATATGATTTTTCTCAATTATGGGAAAATAAAGAAATAGTTCATAAAATATATGAAATTGAAGAACTAACAGAACACCCTCAATTACGTAAATACACAGAGAAAATATTATTTTGTTTATACAAAAAAACAAATTTTGTATTACCTTTGGGTATTTTACAAAAGATTGAAATAAATGAACAATCAAGTATAATCAATAACAATATAATTTATACTTTAACATTTTTTGGTGATGATAAATTGGACGTTTTACAATTAGATAGGTTTGAAATTTTCCTAACTAGAGAAGATATAAAAAAAAATATTAGATATATAAATATGTCTGATTCAACAATTTATAAAATTGGTAATAAACCTAAACCTAACCCATACGATGACTATGAGTACGTATTACGACTGCCGAAAACATTGCGATCAGCCGTAGATTATTCAAAAAAAAGAGCAAAAGAACTTTATAATGGTATAAAAAAACGTTATATTGAAGAAATAGAAGCAAAAGAAAAAAGAAAAGAAGCTGAAATAAATTCAAAAGAAGAAATATTGGAAATGAGAATGCTGCTTAATCTAAAAGAAGAACTAAAATTATATAAAATCAACAAAAAAAATCAAGAAGAAAAAAGAGAAAAAGAAAGAGAAAAAGAAGAAAAAAGAGAAAAAGAAAAAGAAAATGAAGGCGGAAATAAAACTGGAACAAAACAAAAACGGAACAAAACTGGAACAAAACAAAAACGGAACAAAACGCGTAAAATAATTTAACATTATATTGAATGAAAAATATATACAAAAAAAATAGTTTATACTGACAAAGATGTTATTTTCTCATTTTCCAAAATAATAATGTCAATAATTTATTTTGTGTGAATTATATTATTGAAGAAATAATAAATAAGTATTATGAGTTTAAATAAAGATTCAGATATAAATAAAAAAGATAAAAACGACGTCATGAAAAACTTAAAAAACACGACAAATTTTTTTGATTTATGGGAAATTTTTAATAAAATCGACTTATTTACACCTGTCATAGAAAGAGAACGATTTGCAAGCACTTTTTGGTTATATAAAAAAGTAAAAAGCGAAGGAGAGATAAAAAATGATTTGGCTAAATTCGATCGTGACTATAAGATAGAAAAATTAGATAGAAGATATAATTACGATATAAAAAGAACCGCACCCGATGAAGGGGGTATAGCATATAGACAACGTGCACAGAAAGAACGCGAAATATATGAGACAAAAAAAAATGATGTAGAGACAAAAAGATTGATTCAACGTAATGAAATAGATAATAATACGAGAGAAATTGGTTTTGTAGTTCCTTTAGGTTTGTTAACTCGTGTAAAACTAATCACGGAAATAGACCCAACCATGGATCCGAAAGTTAATGTTTATGAATTAAACTTTTTGAATAATGATTTAGCATTAAATAAATTTGAATTTAGAATAACTGATGAATATATTTATTCATGTATTCGATATGTAGATTTTAATTCACCAAAAGATATTGAAAGATT